ATAAATTCTTCTTGAATATCAAATCCAATACGATATGATGGTGTTTGGCTATATTGTTCTAATACTAAAGTTTCACTCTGTACTTGAGCAAATGTTCCACGAATAAAATATACACCTTCACCAATTGACATTGCAGATCCAGTTGCAGTTGCACCAAATGCTAAGGTATTTGCAAATGGTTCATTTGCGGATATGACACTTGCACCGTAAACTATATCTTTATTTGCGGATAAACTTTCTCCATCATCAAATTTCTCAGTAACAAAATCCTCACCAGATTTTTCATATTTAATATAAAGTGTTAAATTACCTCTATCAGAATCTTCTTTTGATAATATTTTTTTAATTGTCGCTGTTACTCCTGATCTTGCACCTGTTATTCTTAATCCTATCAACTGATTTGTATATAATGATACTGGAATACCTAGAAACGCATCTTCAACTTGAACACATGTAAAATTATTATCATAAGTTAAGTTGCCTGGAATTACCTTTGAACCCTCTTTAAAAAAGTGAGTACCAAATTGTTCAATCTGATTTTGTAAAATCGATTGTAAAGTGCTTAATTCTCTTGCCTGAACTGGAGATCCTGGCTTAAAAAGAACTCTATAAAAATTTTTATTTTTATCAAAATCGTCAAAGTATGGCGATACGTTTAGATTGGTTTCCTGTGGCATGATTCTTTAAAATTCCAGTACGATCTTGATGTCTTCTTTCTGTTGTGAACTACGAGTAACAGCAGCTCTATTATCAACGTAAATGATATCACCGCTATATTTTTCAACTTCTGGGTTGGCAACACCTTTTACAAAACTCATTCCTAAGTTATAAGTCCTACTATTTATTGAGGTAGAGAGACCAGGCGATAGAGAAGTTCCAAAATTAGTATCTATATTTAGATTACTTGTTCCACCAAATACAGTTGTTCCAGCACCAGTTGCAGGGTCAGCGTTAAATCTGAATAATTCATATCCATATGAAGGTGCAGTTCCATCTGTGGATATTGCAAGTCTGCGATCTTGCCAATACTTAAGAACACCAGTTGTAGCATTCCAGTTAATTACACGACCAACCGCAGTTGATCCAATACCAATTTCTTGAGTTATCTCAGAATCAGCTGTAAATGTTGTAGTTGTTGATCCAGCACCAGTAAGTTTTAATGCATAAACAGCACTCGCTTTTGAAAGAGTGAGTTTATTATCTGATCCAAATGCAAGAGGATCTCTACAAAGACCAACACGAGAGAATTGGTTTCCTGTAATAAAATCTGGGTTTGACTCATCATTTTCCAAACGTGAATATATCAAAACACGATTTGCACCTAATTCACGATAAATATCAGCTCCATGTCCATCTTGAGGTGGGATAATTACATTAAAGTTTGCGTCAGTAGAACCTGATGGATTTGTTAATCCAACATCACTTAATCCAACAGAACCAAAGGTATAGTTAGATCCACCATTAGTAACTTCAACTGAGTCTATTTTACCAGCAGCGTTTACCACAACAGAACATCTACCACCACTTCCATCTCCTTTAATAGGAACATTATTATAAGTTGCAGCAGTTCCATAACCAACACCACGATTTGTGATTGTGACAATCTTTAACTGTCCACTAGTTGCAGCATTATTTCTAACTGCAGCAACATCATTATTAGTTGACCAGCTCTGTGGTAGAGGTATAAAACTTGTTGAATCAAATTTAATGATGCTATTTGGATCAATCGTAAAAAGATACTTCCAAATATATCCGTCTCCAGAAGCACCAGCAGATCTTGGTTCTAAATCTGTGAATAATGGTTCATCAAGAGATGGTCTTCCAGATGTGTTTTCTGGGTTTGTTCCATTCTGTAAACAAACATAAACACGGAAATTTTGATTCATTACATAATAATTTGTATCAAACAAATTAGTTGAACTAGTTTGTGGAGACAAATTAGATCGAGAATAATCATCTCGATACATCTCATATGTTGTACCTGACGACCAAGTTATTTTTCTAATAACTCTTGCAATATCATCTGAATTCAACTTTTTCAAGGCGATCATTGTATCCCAATAATCATTTTCATCACTAAAAGAATCTTTAGGAGATGGTGGATTTTCACTCCAATCCGATTGGAAATCCGCTGGGTTAGGAAGACCAATCCACGCATAGTAACTATTCGTAGTTGAAGCTATCCCCGCTACAAAATTCTCAGAGTTTAATATTCGCAGTTGATCAGTTATAATTGCTGACATTTTATCAATGACTTTTTGTTTTTATTTATATTAGGTAAAGGACTCTTTTAAATCCCTTGTTCTGATAATCACTGGGCCAGTTTTAATTCCTGTGATACCATCATCATTAATTGCAGTGAAAGCACTAGTGCCATCCTTAACGAAGTCATGTAAACGACCCCAAGAGAATCTACCATAGAATCCACTTCCAATACCAATACCCTCAGTTGAACTGACACTAACAGTCACTCTTCTTAGAGTAGTGTTAATACCGACAGTTGATCCAATACCATATGCATCACCAGTTATATTTTTGGCACTATGTACCTTGTATATATTATCTATAAAGGATGTGCCGATTCCAACTGAGGATGTTCCAACCGCATTTTCATATGATGTCAAACCATCTCCTGTATTACTATCAAATACGGTGAAATAATATCCTGATGCGATACCACTTACAGTCACGGCAGATGGCATAACTGATGTATCACGAAGAACAGAATCTTTTGGAATGAATAGATCAAGTTGTAAAGCTGTTCCAATTCCAGCCACAGTTGAAGTTCCAATTCCAACTATCTCTCCAAAATCACCTTGATATTTAATACTGGATAAATTTTCTTGATTGACAGATTCTCTTTCAACTAATACTATTGGTGGATTTGTATTTGTATATCCAGCACCAGCATTTGTAATCGTAATCGCAGATATTGTTCCAACGCCTGATACAGTTGCAACAGCAGTTGCATTTGTAGAAGTTGTTCCAATTCCAGCGTGAATTGTTCCAATTCCAGCAGTAATTCCAATTGACACATGAGGTGCAACTGTATATCCTGATCCACCATCTGATATAGAAACTGTTGATATACCACCAGTCACAGAAACTATTGCAGTTGCAGCGACACCAGTTTTAATTGTTGGATCAATAACTAACACACCTTGTTTAACTTCACCTATATCATCAACTTGATTAAACAATGGAACTGCTGAATCTACAAATATTTCAGTTGAACCAGCAGATACACTCTTAATCAAATAAGCAGTTGGTCGAATACCAGGCTCTAACTCAACACGATCCTTACCAATTCCAATATTATTTACAACAACATCTTGTATTTGTTTCTTCCAAGTAACAGGTCTTTGAAGTGTTCTAACGGTTGTAATTCCAGAATCAATGTAAGTATTTGTAGTTACTGTATCTGATGTTGTAATACCTGTAACTGTTCTTGATTTTTGTTGGAATACATCATCTAAACCAATATCAGGATACTTATTTATTGTTAATCTATCACCAGTTTTAACTGTTTCTAGAATATCAACATCAACAACGTCATGATCAGATCCACGATAATAGTAAATTCTTAATCTATCATCAGATTTTGGTGCTTCAGAAAATGTAATTTGAGATCCACCATTGAATACATAACTTTCACGAGGAACTTGTAAGATATCATTTAAGAATACTAAACAATTATCTTCTACACGAATTGGAGATCCTTTTGCAGATCTTAGTGTAATTGGTGTTGCACTTGCACCAATTGTTTTTGTTAATGGGAAGTTCTTTCTAACACCATCAAATAAATCTTCAAATGTATTTAATTTTTCTAATTCACCAAATGTGAATCCAGCAAAACTATCATTAAATGTATCAAGAACGGTTAATTGGAAATCTTTAACTACTTTATTAGCATCTGTTAGAATACCAGCCTGACCACCCTCTTCAATTGTAAGAACATCATCAATTCTATAATTATAACCAAAGTTTGTAATTTGGAAACTAATTATACTTGATGCAGAACCAACACGAACTGACACAGATGCACCAATACCTGTAGAACTACCAACCAATCTCATATTTTCATAATTAAGTGGTTTCTCAAATTCAAGATCTGGAGGTGTTGCAGAACTAAATCCAGATCCACCACCATTTGTGATAGTTACAGATGTAACTAATCCAGCACTTACATTTGCCTTTCCAATTGTGACAATACCAGAACTTGTAACAGCCTTAACTAAAATATTTGTTTGAAGTCCAACACGATAACCAGATCCACTGTTTCCAATAGATACAGATTCAACAGTTCCAGCAGCAGATACAATCGCAGTTCCACCAGCAGCCACTAAGGGTTGATAACCAAAGTTTGTAGTCTCACCAACTGAAACAATGACACCACCTCTAGGAACTGATGATAGATTTACATCATAATTATTTGTTACTCCAACACCTGTGAAACTTACAGATGTAATACCAGCAGTCTCAACAATGTTATAATCATCACTTGGATTCTGGAATATTTCATTTAGAAGAATTACACCTGTATTTGTTGCAAATCCAGTTACGTTTGCACCACTAGACTTCAAAATAAAGTTTGTTGCAATTCCTGTAAATTGATTTTCAACAGTATCAAATACAACGTTACCTGTATAAGTTTCCTGAGAACCGCCAGGAATACCAGTGTGCGTAAATACACGACCCACAAAAGTAGATGTGGTTGTTAAACCAGATGGGCCTTTTTCACCTTTTGGTGCATCTGTAAAGTTGATAGTGTCTTTAACAATTTGATAGTTACCTAAGAACTTAGTTACAGTATCACCAGCATCATGATCGACTATCGCAGAATTAAGTTGACCTCTTCTCACAAGAACTCGGTTTGTAGATCCAATACCAACAGTATCAATCTTCATAAACTCATCATTAACCTTAATTATATCACCTGAGAAGAATGATGATATACCTGTTAATGTGACGAAATCAGTCTCTGATTCTGCATCAAATGATAATTTGACATTAACTGGAGATTGAATTACAGGACTTTGAATGTTATTGTCAAGAGTAACTAATACCTTAGAGTTGAGGTTCTTAGCAGTAAACGATTGAGTAGTTCCTACACCAACAGCTGTAAGATCAAGAACTTTAGGAACAGTTTGAAGTGCTTCTGATGCTGTTCTTGCAATCTTAAATTTATTCTCTGCAATCTTAATTGCAAACACTGTGGAAGGTAACTTACTAGTAACACCAATTCCACTAATAGCTGTTGCAGCAATTCCAATGTTCATGGTTGTTCCAGAACCAACTGGATCATATGATAATTCTTCACCAGTCTGGAAGAAATGATTATTAACTATAAATGTATTATTTGTTACGTCAACAACTGCTGGATCTTCAGAATCAAATGTTTTATGGAATATTGCATCTCCATCATGTTTCATGTTGAATGAGAACTTGATATCATTTTCTGTTCCAGTATATGAACCTTCAGCAGATTTCAATCTAGAATCTGTAAATGTAACAAAACCAACACCACCTGTTCCAGTTTCATTAAAGTTACTTTGGAATACTTTAGTTGTGATCGCTGTGTTTGCTGGAGGAGTTAAACGAATTTCAATATCACCTCCAGTTGCAGATGAATACCCAACACCAACAGTTCCAATACCAGAGAAACTGGTAGGACTAGTGGAGAAATTATCCATGTATCCAAACTCTGTAAAGTAAGGAGTCGTACCATCATGAATTGCAGTTACTTGAGTGACAGCATATCGATCATTTGTTGTATCATGTATTTCAATTAATGCATCAAAAGCGGTATATGTATTTGAATTAATTCCACTAATTCTTGTTGGTTGTGGAGTTCCTGTTGCTGCAATATTTGTTGTTGTAGTTAATATTTCAGTAAGTGATATGGTTGTACTTCCAATACCTGTTGCAGTTGAACCTATTGATGTTTGATGAATCCTCATTGTTACACCAACACCAGTAACAGGTGTAAAGTAAACACTTGTAATACCCGATCTAATATCTGCACCAAATGTTCCTAATCCTACACTTGGAGAATTAGTCTCAGATGTATTCTCATTAATCATTTGAGCATAATCTAAAAGATATACTTCTTCACTATCATTTAAAACAACTAACTCATTTAATTGAGTTCTTTGATTACCAGTCAATTCTTGTGTTTGTACAAGTAGTTTAGTAGTTGTAAATGCAGTGCTTCCAAAGCCTACAACTTGAACTGGAGATGGGTCTGTGGAACCAATACCAGCAGAAGATGATATGATACTAACTCCAGTTCCAACACTTATTGAACTTCCAATATCACCCTGAGCTGATTTTGTATTTTTAAATGTTTCTTGTGCAAATAATCTTAACGCATAGTTATTGAACTTAGATTTGGCTGGAACGAATCTTAATGATCCTGTTGTCCCTGTTACTGCAAAATCAAAATCACCAAGATCGATTGATGTTTCAACACGACCAAACTTCATCATGTAACCAACAGATCGATCATGAAGTAGATTGACCTGAATTATTTCTTTTTCACCTGAAAATCTAGTATCAAAAAGCAACACATAAAATTTAACACCATCAACTTCGTCAATGTCAAAATCAAATACATCAGAGAACGCAGTTGCACGAGGTAAATCATTAAACTGAGAACTTACACTATCAATTGATATGGCTCTGTTTGTTCTTGATTCAATATAGTCGGTTAAAATTCTATTACCAAAATTAATCTCATCGGATGCAAAGAATCCAGCAATATTCTTAGAATTCTCTCCAACTAAGTCAAAATCATAAGAATTATGCATTGATTCATTTTCACTAATTAAATCAGCAACAACCACCACAGGAGAATCTGATACTCTTACAGAAGCGTCTTTACGATTCTTATCATCAGTTGATGCAGTCGATACAATACTTACATCTGCAAAATTTCTAAATCCAACAACATGACCAAGACTGTTAACTGGATCTTTCCATGTATCATAATCAACTGTACTTCCTAATGAATATGAGAATGTTTGATAGTAGTCATTATCTGCTAATTTTTGTAGTTCGGTATTTAATTTTCCAGTTTCTTTACGGAAACCACTTCTAAACTCAGAATTTGAATCAATATTGAATACTGATTTAAAATGAGTAGCCTGTTCAATTAATGCAATTGATTTAGAGGATGTTCCATTAATTGACTCACCAACTTTGAAAGTATCATTAGAAAGAACTTTTAAATACTTATTATTTTCATTCCAAGCAACGACAGTTCCAATCTTATCACCTGTACTAACAGTTTCACCAAGGCTGAATTGATTTGTTTCTACACTGATATTAAATTGTGCTATATTTTCATATGGTATTGCTTGTCCAGATGATGAAGGGCCACTAAAGATGCCTGGGCTTGTGACAGATGAATCTAAATTGTAAGAAACAGTTGCATTTCCTCCGCCTGGATTTGTATTTACACCAGTAATTACGAATGGTTCATAATTATAATCTGCTGAATTAAATCCACTTCCTGTTGATCCAATACCTATATTTTCAACGTATAACTTTTGACCAAGAGTAAATGGATATGTTGTTGAATCATATGCACCTTCAAGAGTCAAAGTAACTAAATTAGTACCACTTGTAAAGTTTAGATTTTTAACTTTAATTCCATTATTATTGTTTGTAGCAATAATTCTTGGATTTGAATCATATAAATCATTCGTATTTCTTAAAAGTCTAACTTCAGATACAGATGTTCCCTGTATATCAACATCGGTTATGACCTCATCTTTAACCAAACTAGTAACACGATCAATTATAACAATGTTAGGTGGTTCAAGATAATTTTTACCACCAGAACTAATTCCAATACTCGATATCTTAGATAATCTATCCAATCTTAAGATTTGTGGTAAAGAAACAGATGGTTGAATTGTTTTATCAGCTGAATAGTCAAATCCTAAATTCTTAATTGTATATCTTCTTAACTTACCAATTTCATCACTATTCAATCTAATTACACCACCAACTCCATTTGTAGACCCAATAGAAGTAACAACAGGAATAGTTTGATAATTTCTTCCTTTTGATATTATTCTAATTTTATTAATTGAACCCGATGCACTAGTGGATGACGTATTATATTTTAAAGTTGTTGCTTCCTCTTTTGTATATCCATCTTTTTCTGGTTGAGATGGTAAAACAAATGAGAATGTTGTGCTTCCAATTCCAGTAATTACATAATCTCCATTGTAAACACTATCTGTTATTTTCAAACTAGAGTAGTTAATTACATCAGTATCAATAATTGGATTTCTCTTAAATGGAGCATTAATATTCAAATTTACAGGTGTTAATTTATAATATAAATTTGTGGGAGTATTTTCAGTTACTGAAAGATCAACTCTCGCAGTTGTTGTCACACCAACTGTTCCAACACCTACAACTTGGAAACCGCCATCCTCTTTATTATTGAAGTATGGATTTGTAAAGTTAGTATCCCTAAACAATTCAAAATCAAACACTTGAGTTCTCTTTCCAGATATAACTTGAGTGAGAGATGAATCTGACACAGCAAATCCAACTTTATATCCACGAGTAAGAGATAATGGTGGATTAATTAAAGCTATTATATGTCCAGATCCAGTTGATGTAAGTGAAATGCAATCAGGTATTAACCTTTTAGACTTAAAGTTAGTCTCAGATAATTTAATAGTATTTTTGTCAATTCTTACAACAAAATATGTAAAATCACTGAGTAATGGATTTGCTGGACTTGATGATTTGTAAATTACCTTATCACCAGTTTTATATCCATGATTAGGTATGGTAATTTGATCAGTTTCCAAATCAATAGCAGAAGCACCAAAATTGATTGGATTAACAAATGTTCTACGAGTAGTATCATCAAACTCTATCTGGAATGATGTTGTAATGCCTGGTGTTAAAGATACTGAAATGCGATCATTTGCAATTAAGTTATGCGCTTCTTTACAAACAACTGTTCCAACAACTTTCTCTGCAAAACCAGTAATCTCAGGTTTTGTTGGAGTTAAACTATGAGCCTTACCACTTCCAAAACCATCAAAGAATAAACGATACGCTGTTGAACCAATACCTGTGATTCCTCCAGTAGATCCAATTCCTAAAGCGTTAGTTGATATTCCTAATAAATCTTTACTTTCTCTAATTGCAAATACAGGAGAATTATTAGTTAACCTAAAGTTAGGTACTGCATTTATTCCATTAGAAACTAGAAGAGTAGTTCCATCATCACTTGAATATATGAGTTTATCTCCAGTCTCAAATCCATGATCTTGTAAAAATATATTTTGAGTTGGAATGAATCTTTCTGTAGATCCACCACCAACTACTTTAAATGAGTAACTAATTGTTGATCCAATACCAACACCAGCCGCTGTTCCTATCGCAACACTTTCACTAGGATTAAAGAAGTAAGGAATATTAACTCTAGTTTGAATATCAGTGCTAATTCCAATACTGAATTGAATAGATCTATTGAGAGATGTAATTAAAGATGTACTTGTGTGTGCAGTGCCAGTTAACGCACTATATCCCTTAACACCATCAAATTGTCTCTTTACTCTAACTCTATCGTTTATATCATCAACATTTAATACTAACAATCTCTCTGTTCCAATACCCAACACATCGTTTGGTGCAATGGCATTTCGAGATAGATCACCAGTTACGGATATATTTGTAACCGATCCTGTCGCACCAGTTGTTCCAATACCTGTGTTTAGAATTAAGAATGATGTGTTAAATCCAATTTGATGTCTGCCATCTAATCTTCTTAATGAATCTGTAGAAAGTCCAGATATAGTAACAACATCACCGACAACTAAATCATGAGGTTGAGATGAAAGTCCTGTTACTTTTCCGTTTTGATTGTTATATGTAAATACTATATTTTCAATCTTAACTACAGTTGAAGCAATAGATACTATCTCTTTTCCTTCAACAATTGATACCTCAGCTGATAATCCATTTCCTTTTCCTAGATTTTGGATTCTAAGATCATCCTTAACCTGATATCCAGATCCAGCATTTAATAACTCATATTTGTTAATTCTACCAGCAGATGCATAATTAACATCAATTTCTTGTTCAACCTTCTTGCGACTATCATGTATGCCCTCATAATCTGTACCAGAGTTATCAATCTTGTAAGGATTTGTATTTCTACGAAGATTTAAAGTGTTTAGATCAATGTTTTGATTATTTGTCTCAATAAAATTCCACTCGTCAGGTTTTGCAGCATAATTATCACCAATAAGATATGGGAAAACTGGAGAACGGAAATTTTTAAATGTTCCACTAGTTTCATTCTCATTTGGATTAATTGTTGCAAAATAAGCAAAGGTTCCATTTGGATAATCGGGAGTTATACAATATCTTCCATTATTTTCATCAAGATCACCGTTTCCAAGATATTCATAATCTTCAATAAAGAATCCAAGTGGGAAAGCAGAGATTGGAGGGCCATTCTCTCTTGTTGTCTTAAGAGAGTATCCAGATCTCATAATTCTTACAGCACCACCATCTTTACGATCATATCCATATGGGCCATAAATTGGATTTCCATCATATGCCCAACCAATGATCGGTGAGTGATTTAAGGATACTTGTTCTGCATTATTTAAAAGATTTAAGTCATTTGATGTATAATCAATCGTACCATCACTATTTTTTGACTTTAATATTTTTCTAAGACCTCTAGGTACATAGAAAGATGTAAATTTGATTCCTTCATCATTATCACCTCTTGTTAAAAATCCATCATCTCCATAAAATATATCCTCATATCTTTTAACATTATTAACTGACCAAGAATTAATTTTTGTTAAAAATGCAGCTCCAGTGCCAGGAATTACCTCTTGAACACCAACTGTTGCAGTTGAATATCCTACACCACCATTGTCTACAGTAACTTTATCAACACTTCCATTAGAAATTGATGATATGATTTTTGCACCAACTCCATCACCCAATATTGTTAAATCGGGTGTGGATGTGTATTCACCACCAGAACGAGTTACAATTACTGATTGTATTCTTCCGTTTGCAACAATTGCTTTATATTCTGAAGATGATCCAGATGAAACTCGAACTTGAGGAGGAATACTAAAGTTGAATGTAGAATCATTTCCATACCCTATTCCAGGCTTCTCAACATTAATTGATGTAATTGAACCTCTTACAATTGGATTTATTGTCGCATGATAGTTCTCAGGTTCTGCTGTATTAATTCCAATTGTTCCTTTGACACTTACAGTGATTGGAGGATAGTTAAATACATGTTCTCCAGAACCAATTGATGTCATTCCAACAAATTGTTTTGTCAAATAGTTGGCGTTGGATAAAGTAGTTCCTATTCCAGCAGATGCAAGTCTAAAACGATTATCACTTACTTTTAAGACATAGTAATCTTGATCTGTATCAAGTCCACCAATCTTGACTCCATCGTTTGAATAACGAATAATTTCTCCATCTTTAAATCCATGATTTGCATATTCAATAAAATCAGAGTAAGTATTAATACCACTTGTAGGAATTAATCTTCTTTTATTTTCATATCCCTCGCCAGGATTATCGATAATAATTTGTCCAATAACAAGTTTTTTTCTTAAACTTTGAAATCTCTGTGATCCATCTGCAAATCCAGTTAAGTTAAGTAGATTTGATTTTGTTAATGCATCATTCTCATTATTTGCAAGTTTAATCGTTGTTTGGTTAACTTTTGATACAAAATAGATAGATTCGTCAACAAGTCTTCGATCTGGTGTTTCTTGAATCTGATCCGTTGTTCCAATACCCACACCAATCGCACCAGTATTGAATGTTTTATAGATTACTGCTTCTCCATCACGGAACTTATGAAACGTTCCAAAACCAATCGTGTCATTCGCAATATTAATTGCATTACCAGTAGATGATGCATCAAAGTCAACAAAATGATCAACTTGTTTTAATCTTGCTCTTGCAATTGCATTTTGACCATTACCACCACTAATTTCAACTACAGGTGGTGCAACATAATCAAAGCCAGGATCTATAACATCAATTCTCTCAAATTGACCTTTTACGTTTGCTGTTGCACTAACACCAGCACCAGTTAAACTTTCGACACTAACTGTTGGTGGAGTAATTACATCAAATTGAGATCCACCTTCCAGTACATCTATGGATTCTACACCACCAAAAAATATAACATCACCCGACTTATAGTTTGATATCTCCGTACCATTTACAAGCATGCCAGTGGTGCCTGGCGCTGTCTCACGCCTCGCCCCGTCAAATACTGGATTCAATGTAAATCTCTTTAATAATTTTTGATGATCTAATTTTTTATTCGCTAGATCAGGAACAGATATTTTAAATGTACCAGTTCCAGTCGCATCTACAAAATCACCATTGACTAAATCTGGTAATGAGTTTGCAAGACGAATATTATTAGAATCAACACGACTTACATAATAATTTTTACCATCTATTAATTGTCCTAGATAACCACTAACTGAATTAAAAGTAACAACTTCTCCAGAATAAAATCCATGATCAGCTGCACCTTCTGTAACCTGTATTAACTGTATAAGGTCGCCACCAGTGGCGCCAGTCCATGTTATAGAACGATCTGGTGCAATTATAGGTTCGTTACCTAAACTTGGAATTGATGGTGAGGCAACGTATGCTTCATTAGTCTCATGATCATATACATTTTGAACATCAGTTGTATATTTGTTAATATTAGTGTGAAGAGAACTATTTCCTTTCTTTAATCTTCTTCGGATAGATGCGATGTTAAATTGACCAATGCCAGGCAAATCACCCAAAATAAAAGTAGAACTACTAATAACACTTAAAACACGACCAACTCCTAATAATGTATTTTGTCCATCTAAAATCTCTACTGCATCTTCTTCTAATAATCCATGATCAGAGAGAGTTTCAATGCTAAAACTACTACTTGATTGTCTAGTAATAGTTTTTGGAGTAAATTTTACAGAAGTATTATAAACATAAGATCCAAAATTAAAATCTTCCGAACTCTTATTAACACCAAACGCACCAACTTTAATCTTATCTCCCTTATTAAAGTAAAAGGTTGTATCTGGAATTGGAAAATCTTTTAATACACCAGTAATTAAAACTTCTATCTTATTTGTATTACTTGCAAATGAATATCCATATGCAACATTATTGTATTGAATATCATCTCCAATACTTAATGAATCAACTGATGTTGGTAATCCTACAAATTGATTTGTAGTTTTAGCCGTATATGTAACAACTCCAGCAGAAGAAGCTGTTGGCAGTATTAAAGATCCGCTTGTTGGGAATCCAACTGTAGTATCAACTATCATAACAGTTGAACCAAGTGATACTGGATCTGTAACACGAGTTCTGCCTGGAACTATGAAATTACCATCAATTGAGTCTTTTGTTACACTAATTTGATAATAATGTTCTCCTCCATATAAGAAGTCTTTTACATCTGATATCGCACCAGAAGCACCACGAATATTACTATCGTTATCATCTTCGTCTTGAAAGAGTGTCGATCCTTTTAAATTACGAGGATCTCCTGTAAGTGGTTTAACTACAAAATCTTGTGCAAAACCATAATCAGCATCAGAAGGTTTAATTAAAAAATCTGATGGTTTTATAATATTAACTTCTTGTCCATATAAAGCTCGAAATAAAATTTTATATGATTCTTCAGTTCCTTTTGTTCTATAAAAATCTTTAACTTGACGAATAAATTTAACTTGATCAATATCACCACTTAACTTACGATTCTCAAAACCACTTGCATAGGTTGTTTTTAACTTTCCAAAAAACTCACGAATAAAAAGATTTGATAAATTATGAACTTTTGTTCCACCAGTATGAGACGCACCTACAGTTGTATTAAATGATAATAGATCAGGTCTTGTAGGTTGATCCATATCATCAACGCCACTAAATCCACGAATACATCCAGTAAACGATGTTGTTCCAATGCCTGTATATGTAATTATTTCATCATCAATTTTTAATAATCCATACTTACTTGGATAACCTTTTGTTGAATCTACAAAGATTGTAGATGAATATGATTCGGTATTTGTAGATAATCCAGTGTATTCGGTGAGTGCAGCACCAACGTATGTTTGTAACTTAGTATATCTGTCAAGATTCTCGGCAATGTTTATTGATCCACCCTGATATTCTTGGGAGATATAGTATTGTTTCATAAAATCCACAAAAAGTGGACTTTCAGATTGAACAAACTCAGGTAATTGATTGTTAATTACCTGATTGATTTCGACTCTTTGTATTGATGTGTCTATCATTAATATCCGCTGCTAGAACTAGATGTTGTAGATGATGAAGTAGAAGTGGTAGTTGCAGTTGAAGAAGCTGTCGATGAAAGAATCGCAGCAGCTGTTGAAACTGAAGAATTTGATTTTCTCGTGAATGTTGGAGTATAATAACTGTGAGTATGAACAAATCTTGATCCAGATGTATTTTCACCTGATGCAATTAAATCTTGAACCATATTAATTGTTGTATTTGTCATATCGAACTTAACATATAAGTCACGAAGTCCAACAATATCATTTGAGTGAGGAATTGCTTGAATTTCAACAACACCATTCGCAACTACTGTTGAAAGTATATTTACAGTATCTATAAGAACTTCACCAGTCATATAATCGACAGTTCCAGCATTTTTCTTAACAATATTTGGAGTTGAACCCTCCATATATGTAAAGAAGAATATTCTTCCTTTTTCACGATTAATTACTTCATCAGCAAGGTAAACAGTGCCTGTTACACCTTCCATTGTAAATCCTGTTGAAATTACGTTGTAAGAACTCTCCTGAGTGTGAAAACGATTACCATAACACACTTCATATTGAGCAAATTGTCCTAAAACCGCTTTTAAATTACGTCGAATCGTTACAAGAGTGATATTTGATGTAATTGATGAATCAACACTGTCAATGAGTGACACAGCCTTACTGTATTTGAATCTACCACCAAATTTATTCACATCAATTGATTTTGAGTATTGTGTCAAAGCGTTTGAAACACCAGTTTTAAGATTATCTGGATCATCGTTCAAACTTGGGTTATAATATGGTGTTGCATTGAGTTCAACATACAAATATTTCAAATCAATGAATTCTGGCACAATTCCAGCGACTGCATAACTCTTTAATTTTGAAACTAACTCTCTTTTTGTCTCATCAGATAAAAAATCACCATTTCGAGGTTTAACAGAGATAAAAACCTTACCAAAACGAGGTGGAGTCATTTCTTCACCACCAAAAGCGCTTACAGACTCAACATTTGGATAAATGTACCCTAAAACTGACTCATAATCAGATGCCGTGACCGCACGATACTGAGAAGAGTAAATTCTTGGTGCAAAATACCTAATTGATGAGATAGATTCAATTTCATCACCATCTCTTGACTTTTCATCGGTTGTAACAAGACCAATTAGATCAGCATCGATTGCTGCACCATCCTGATTTGTAATATTTCCTACGAAACTGAATTCTGCAGCGCCATTTCCATCTTTTCCGTCAGTTACAATGTATGAAACGTTAACTTCATTGTTATTTGACAGTTTTTTACCGATTACATTATCGCCAAAGATTAATTCATACCTTTCATCCTCAATTTCTTGTAATAAGTAAGAATTTGATGTTGATGTTACACCTACAATGTTATCAATTTGTTTGTAAGTGATTGAAGAGGTCGATGAAGACGATGGTTTAACCTTAACTTGAATTGTTGATGTATCAATGAAAGAATTATCAAGAATATATCTTTGATTGAACAAAGAAGTGTCAACAGTAAACGTTTGTGTGATATAATTACCTTCATATATCTCAATATTGTTAAATTCTGCAACTCCATTCGTTACAGGAATTGTAATATTCTCTGGAATGGAAAATATGTAGTTTGTATTGTCTCCACTACCATTACAGACGATACCAGAGTTTAATGTGAGTGTTGATGTTTCAACAAGACCAGATATAAGAAAAGATACTCTTGCTCTTGAGGATCTACGAGATCTTGGAACATAACCAATATTTCTTGCCAGTGCAACGACATTTTCTCGAAGTGTAGAGGAATCAAGAAAACACTCGTTTACTGCCATATTTGTATTATATGCAGTCGTGTATGTATTATATGCCAATGCGTCGATAATGATTGAAAGGTTAGACCCTTCAAAGTCATAATCAGTGAAATTAGTGTTTGCCCTCAAATAATCTTTAATTGAGGTCTTAATTTGATCAAAATCTAAATTAACATATTGTCCAAAAGCCATTATACTCTAGCTGGGAATAGGAGAACGTCTACTTTTTGTGTTGGGGCGGGAATACCAATAATATCATACTGAATGACCGCATTCATCTCATTTGAATCAGGTACAACTGTAACATCAACTCTTACATTACCGATTCTTGGTTCATAAAGAGCTAAAGCTGTTAAAATTTCATCTGTAATTCTAACTTCATTCAAATTTGTACTTAAATCAAACAAAGATTGAGGCACCACCGACCCAAACTCAGGTTGAAATGGTTTTTCACCAAGAATTGTGAAGATTATGTTTCTTACAGACCTCTTGATAGCGTCTTCATCACGAATTGTCACCACATCATTCGTCACAGGATGACGTTTGAAGGATAAATTGATATCTTTAAAAGCCCTAGAAGCCACTATTTAACACAAAAAGTTTCCTGTTTTTATTTATACCGCTTTTTTTATCTTTTTACGACTCGAATTCGATATTTTTCTGATTCTAAAGCGCTAATAATGTATTTAGCACAAATTCTGGGGTCTTTTTCACCGCAAGTGAAGAAATCTGCGTTCAAACGACCAATTTCAGGCCAAGTATGACAAGAAACATGACTTTCAGCGAGTGCAAAAAGACATGTAACACCACATGGACTGAATTTATGTGTATATTCATTCAATATTACCATCTCTGCTTTCAAAATTGACCGAGTGAAGATGTCACGAAGGAAACTTGGACTATTTAAGTCATCAAAATACCCATCGTAGACATCTAATATTAGATGCTCACTCATTTCATCCCAATTCTGGTGCGTCATCTATTGTAAAATTGATTCCATCAGCGTAATATCCCTCTGTAATGAAGTCATCAGTGATTAAATCAGTGCCTCCAGCTCCTACATTCATGTCAATCGACCTTTCTTTGCTTGTTTTCCAAAAATAATTGTCTTCTGACCCTAATCCATCACGGTCATGACCGTTTTCCACCTGATAATACACGGTTGATACCTTAAAATCGGGTGTCTTAGGTGTCTCAGGAGTGATACTATTGTCATATATCCTCATTCTGTTGTTAGGATAGAGACAAAACTGTCCATTATCCAATTCTAACAGGTTATGACTCTTATGTTCCGCTGGTTGTTCACTCGTTGAGTAGTCTACAGCGTCCACATCGGAGTGATAATTGTCTAAAGTACAAATATATGTACCAGTTTGATTACCAAAGTCTCTTGTATAGACCTCATAATGCATTGAACCGATGAATTGTTTCTGCACTGCAATGACTCCATAGTCCATACAGTTCCAAAACTGTAGATTATGAAGAGTCATATCAGGATCTGGCGTCTCAGGAGAGGAGAGAAAAGCAGATATCGGCAGTTTATCATAAATTGCTGCATACTCAG